TTTCTTTTTATCCTTTTTTTCTACGATATACTTTGAGTCTGCCTCGTTTACAGAAACCTCTTTCCCAGTCGGACCCGATTGCGATTTCACGACCCACCCAGGGCCCTCGGGAAGTTTGTCACTCTTTAGTCCCTCGACTCGCTTGGCTGCCTTTGCTCCAAATTTCTTTCCGACCTTTGCTGCTCCGACAGAACTCGCAGACTGCGAGACATGACCGATGACCTTATAGTGCGTCACCCATCCCTTTTTATTCTTGACGGCAACATAGACAGGAACCTGTCGTTTTCCTACATTGGTGGCTTCTGTGATATATTTCAGAAAGGATTTCATTATCTCCCCTTGACAGAACTCGAAACGGTGGCAACCGAGACAGGCTTCCAGTAGTCCCCGGAAGTCTTCTTGTTTCGCTTGTCGGCTTCTTTCTGGGCCGCAGCTTTTGTTCGATAGACCTTCTTCCTGTCATACTTCCCATGCTCGTCCTGGGATTTGTCGGCCTGCGCGGAAGGATTTCTCTTGAACAGCCAGAACCCCTTCTTTCCTTCTTCGAGATATTTTTCAAAAGAAATCATTTCCGCCCCTCCGATGCCTTGAGTTTCGCCATTGCTGCCTTCCAGGCCTTGACACCCTTTGGGTTGTCTCCTCCTTTTCCGACTCCGGCGGCTCGCAGTTCTGCCTTGGAGGGGCTTCGCCCATTAATTCGCTTGTAGTTGCTGTTGAACATTCCCTGACGTTCGTCAAAGTCTGGATTGCGCTTCCGTGTGATGTTTCCGGGTGCATAGGTTTCATTTGTGGCAAACTTTTCAAGATCCCGCACAAGTGACCCAGGAGTCAGCTTCCCACCGGGGCGAACACCCATGACCTTGTTTGCAGCCGTTTCTATTTCACGGAACTCTGCAAAGGGAATATCAAAGACCCGAGTCCTTGTATATTTTGCCATGAGTTTCTTGTATTCCTTGGCTGCCTTTTTGGCTGCGCTGCGTTCCCATCCGGTCAGGCCGGAATTCGTTGCCTCGTCAAAAACAGTCGTCATCTCCTCAATCTCTTTCTCAATGTCCTCATATTCCCGAATGCCTTTTGCCATAATGTTGCCCTTGGCCGAAACTGTCATCTTCTGCAAACCAAAATGCTTCTTTGTTGCGGCAATTCTCTGAGAATGTGAACCCTTTTGTTTCTCATAGAATGCCTTAATTTCGTCATGGTCAGGAATGCTGCCACCCTTGACCCTGAAGTGGCGATCACCTCCCATGCCACTCTCATAGACATTCACACTTTTTGCAGGGACTCCCTTGACTTTCTTTGATGACCCCACGGAAATGACATATGTCTTTGATGCCTTGTCATAGGAATCCACCTTGCCTTTTGTTTTCTTTCCTGTCTTTGGATCAGAAAAAGAAACCATGTCATACTTTCCAAAAACAGGATTTTTTCCTCTTCCGCTTTTTGAGGGATCGAGTGCAAGAGGGTTATCTAATTTCTTTTTCCCTTTTTTGTTTTTGAGCTTGTCTCGGAGCTTTGCGCGTTGCCCTGATAATCTCTTTGCTGCTGCCCGCGCCGTGGGTGACCGCAGCGGCTTGTCCTTTGGGAATTTCCCGCCCATGCCACCTTCGTCAACAATCTCCAAAACATCTTCTTTCACAAGTTTGCCTGTATATCCCCGCGCAATCAACTTCTTCAAAAATGCCTCGGCTTTTTTGTGGGTTGCCGGAGTTGTCGTTCCGGCAGGCTTTCCTGTCTTGGGATCGGAATACTTCACGATCCACATTCCATCCTTTTTTCCTTCTTCAATCTCCTCTCCCCATCGCTTCTTTCCTGTCAGCGTGTCATATCGTGCCGCCTTCGCGAGAGCGTCATGGGACTGACCATATTTGAATGTCTGTGTGCTTCCGGGTTGATTCCATCCTTTCACAATGATTCCGTTCATTCCCTGTTTCTTGACATTTTTCAAAAACTTCTCGGCTTCCTTCTTTCCGTCTACCACAGAAATCTTGACAGGGCCGCTCTTCTTTGCGGAATACTTCACGGTGTATGGGTCTTTGGATTGCCCCATTTTGTAGCCTGCGTCACGGGCTTCGTCCTGTCTGGCCAAATGGTCCCCATAATCCTTTCTGTTCTTCTTTGCACTTGCCGTCATTCCCTTTTCTTTTCCTGCTGCTTTCTTGGCTTTCTTTCCTGCTGCCATGGCCTTTGCCCGAGTCGGCTCGTTGCCTGTCATGACGGTGGTGTTCTTTCCATACTTGATGGTCTGGAGCATCCATCGGAAATCCCCCTTGGGAGTTTTCTTTGTGTGTACCATGAGAACGTTTTCGTTCATTTCTTCTTCATTTTCTTCAAAATTCTTTCTCTTCGTAGTGATTCGCTTGTTTCGGGGGCTTTCTCCCGGTTGCCGTGAAATACTCTGTTTGAAGGCATTCCGTGTTCGTTTGTCAATAATCTTCTTGTCCTTCGGAGAAAGGGCGTCATACTCTTTCTGACTTCTGGGAGACTGCACTTCTCCGCGTTGTCTTGCGCTGGTGCCTTCGTCTAATACTCTGAGGTTTTTGAATGTCTTCATGGCATTGGGTTTCCTTTATGTAAAAAGGCATAGAGAATGTAGAGATACACCTTTATTTATAAAAAGGTTTTGGGCGAAAAAATTCTGGCGAAAAATTTGAGAATCGAATATACTTGATGGTGCTAAACCCCAATCTCAAAAAAGGGGGCCCGGTTGGCCCATCAATGGCCCCCTGGCCCCCACCGGGCCCCTCATAAACTTTTCGGTGTTGCACCCCTCTAAGAGAAATCAGAAGGTTCTTAGAATGCCCTCACGCCGCCCCCACACACAATACCTCACAGGTTGATTCTAAGAGGACTGTGATACGTCTAAGATTCCTCTGAGATGTCTTAGAGATGTCTATGCGATGTCATGGGGTATATACGTTATCTATATTTTACACTATGATACCTCAGAAAAATGTCAGATATATCTTAGGTGGCAATATTCAAATATATTTTCAATTATATGCTCAATGTCATATGGAAATATATACGATATTGGCCAGCACGCATGACGACCTGGTGCCTCGATACCCTCTGATACATTTCTGAGTATTTCAATATAAATTAAAAAGGCCCCCCTCACATCAGCAGAGAACCCTACGAATAGGTGCCGATATGAGGGGGGCCATTTTGTAATTGCAAATTATAATGAATTTGAGTATATCAGAGGAGGTTCAGAAGGAGTCCGCCGAGCCTTCGAGCAACTCGGCGGAGGCTCGGCCAAGGAAACTCAGAGAAAACTCAGAAATTATATGTGAATCACATATGCTATTGGAAAACGCTATCGCCTCGGGGGACTCTGAGGCTTCTCTGAGGGGTCTGTGCGTGTTCCTCACAAAAAAATCTGCGGCGTCTCTGCGGTGTCAGCTAAGACCGCTGGAGAACCCCTGAGAAATCCCAATTTATCCCACTTTACCCCACCTCATACCACACTATAATTGTGTTATGGAAGAACTCAGAGGCACGCGAAGATGAAAAGGCCGCAAAAAACCCCCTGCTCTCCATAAAAAAAGGAAAACAGGGGGTTCTTCTTCTTTCTTTCTTTCTATCTCTCTATATTCTACTTATTGGCACCATGAATCGGATAGGAAAATGAATCCACATCAACTTCAAATTCAACCTTGTGCCTCTTCACATACTTCTTGAAGTTATTCACAAGTTCTATACGACCATTGTTGCCATCACTATTGTATGACAGATCAGTCTTGGAAAAATTCTTTCTTTCCTTGTCTACCTGCCCATCTTCTTCCATCTTGCCGAGCCAATGGAGCGTCTTCATCACGGAAGGCTTCATTCCGAGCTTATGATTGAACTTGTTCCGATGCACAAATTCCACAAACCCATCATGATAGGGCGATCCTTGGACACCCATTGCTTCTGCAATCACATACTGAATAGGGCTGTCGATTGCAGCAGGAGTGAACGTCTTTGGATCAAAAATTCTATCCAAATACTCCTGATGAACAGGGGTGATTCGATGGCCGTCTGCACGAAACTTAATCATGGAGGCAGCCTGCGAAATGGCATCCCAACGGCACACACGCTTTGCACCATCCGTCAGGGCACCATGCCGGGCGCATTGCTCGTCATTGAAAAGATGCTCTGCCTGATATGCCACAAACTGCTCCTTCTTTATTCGGTCAGAGGCATTTTTGGTATGCTCACCGGGAAGTGGCCTAAACGATCCCTGCCCTCCCTTGTGACCACTCTTTCCCCAGAGTTGAGGAAAGGTCATGCAGGCAACCAAATTCTGGGCATATGCAAACGAACAATCATTGTACTTCTTGGAAGTTGGCTCAAACCCTACCCTTTCAAACATGGAACCAAGGATGTCAGAGCCTGTTTCGGTCGCAAGGGAACTGTCAATGGACTCATAGAAACTTTGCATTTCCTCAAAAGTCGCAACCTCCACATACTCCACCCATACATGCGAAGGAACTTCCTTCACAACACCAAGACGTATGGACGCAATACGACAATTTCCATTAAGAAGAAATTGATCGCCTTGGTGGCCTTCAATGATCGGATTGTCCAGGTTGCCCGTATGGTATACGTCATATCCTGTCAACGTACATATCACAAAGTCCCGACAATGCTCTGGGCCCCATTCTTCCAGATTTTCTCGTTGGGCCGACTTCAAAACTCTTTCGTCAGTCCTTCGATTTCCCGGAAACTTGGTGACACCATAGACCACCTCAATTGGTGTCTTCACCTGCCCTTTGAACAGATCGTCATAGGAGCGATTGGAAATCACCACTCCTGACGGCAACGTCTGCCCGGCGGTTTTGCTTCCACCACCACCACCACCACCACCAACTGCACCTCGGATCGGTGGTGCCGTTGCTGTTGCTGCCGTCATGAAAAACGGCAATTCTGGTTTTTTGTTGTTATTGTCAGTCAGGAAATTAGTTTTTCCCCTTGACATTCTTTTGTTTTGTTTCATGATATTTCTTTCCTTTCGTGTTTGAGGCAACATTGCCTCGCCTTCTTGCTTTTTTGCCTGCACAATGCAGGAAAAATTCTCACAAATCAGACAAATCACTCCCCTCTATTCTTTGGATAATCAAGGGGCAGTTTCGGGTTGTTCTTCAAGAGCAGTTTTCTCAGACGCTTGGTTTCCTTCTTTCCTCTTCCCATCACATATACATACTTATGCTTCGGTGCAGCAATGCGTTTTTTACAGGCAGCCTTTTTGTCCTTGGCCATCTGTTTCAATTTGACGGCAACTTCGACTGGAATGGCACTCCAATTGACCTTGTTCTTGGGAGTGCGCCATTCTGGTTTCCATTCATATCCCAGTTCTTTGGCATAGCGGACGAAACTGGATCGCTCTGAAAATGCCTTGTCTCCCTTCCATCCTTTTCCCTCAATGAAATACTGGTGCTTTGTGCCCGATGTCTGCCCCAAATATGCCCATGAACATGCCTGATATATGGTCCCCAATTCCTTTGCATCTGGGTCCGAATAGGCAGTAAAGAATCTGAACTCTGTGTGCTTCACCATCCATCGAATTGCCTCCATGATGATGTGAGATCCCAGGTTCTTGGGTCCAAAAGAAATGCAGGCACCACGCGCAATGAGTTTTTCCTTGTCTCGCATATCCTTTCCCAGCAGGTTGGAAAACGCATTCGGAGTTGCCATGATGATGACGCCAGATAACACACGGGGCTTCCCTGGAACATTCAAATACCATGCAAAGCGATGTGTGAGCCATGTGGGCATTTTGCCCAGCCACTCATGGCGTTCGATGAATTGAACGAGTTGTCTGCACTTGGCCTTGTCCGTCTTGGGAACGAACTCAAACTCAAAATCAGATGTGCGAAGAGCATCGGCTTCTTCTTGTGTAAGATTGGCATCCTTCAAATCTTGCTCACGATTGACATCTCGGATATGCCCCTGCCAACACTTGTCTCCGTCATACTTGTCGAAGCGTTCATGCGGAGGGATATATCCTGTATGGGCATTTTCGTCTTCCATGAATTTCAATAGAGACATTCATTTATCCCTTCGACGAGAAACCGCGAACCTTCTCAAACTTCAGCGTATTGTCAAAGCGGTCAATCAAGTCCACCTTATGTGAAATCACAAAAACGTTCGTGTCCTGTGACTGCTTGAAAAGCAGCTTGCCCATGACCTCATCGGCACCAATGGCATCAAGACTTCCATCGAACACTTCATCCAATATCAACAGATTGGTATTCACACTATTCTTCAACTCGGCAATCTTTCGCCATGTGAACAGCAGAGCCAAATCAATGCGTGCCTTCTCTCCTTCTGAAAAAGACGCATATGTGAATTCGTCCAAGTGTCGTGACTTGATGGTTTCATTGAAAGTCTCGTCTATCTCAAACTTCACGAAAAAATCCAAGTCCTGTAGATGTTGATTCACCTGGGCATTGATGATGGGCAGATAGTTCTCAATGATCTTGGCTTTGATGCCGGAATCCTTCAGGAGTTCATATGCCACATCATGGGTTTTCTTAGTTCCACTCAATGCCATCTGGGAAATTTCCAATTCTTCCAATTCGCCCTCAATTTCCTTTAGCACCTGGGCCCTATCTCCCATGTCCGTTTCTGCAATGGCATCTTCGATGTCTTCAATTTCTTGTTTGGTTGTGACCTGAGATTTCTTCATGGCAACAAGGCTGGCTGAAACCTTATTGAGTGAATCACGATGCTCTGCGTATTCGGTTTCCATTATGTGCAGGGCATCCATGTCTTCGTCGATTGTCCCTATTGTGCCCATGAGTGATTTGATGGCATCCTGTAGTTCTTTCTCTTTGCTCCCCTTTGTGGAAATCATGCCATCGCGAAACGTTGCATCAATGTCCTGTTCGCAGGTAGGGCAATTGGAGTTGTCCTCAAAGAATTTGAGTTCCTTCTTGACCTTGTTCTTGTTCTTCTGCAAGTCCCTGAATATCTCATCTGCCTGCTTCTTTTTTGACTCCAATGGGGTCTTTTTGGAATTGATGGATGCCTCCAGAAGCTCACATTTCGCTTCTAAGGCACTTAGTTTTTTCTCCCCTACCCCAACCTCCACTTGTGCCTTTCTCAGACTTATTTGCTTCTTTTTTAATTCTTCTTCGCGTTCCTTCTTTGATGCGCTGATATTGGATTCTTGGAGTGATTTCTTCTCCTCTACTAGCCCTATACGCGAGTTGGTGTCCTTGATGTCCGTCTTGAGTTCTGACAATTTCCCTTTCAGCAAAACGTTCATATCCGAGAAAATCTCAATGTCCAAGACATCCTCTACCACCTTGCGCCTATCCGCCGGAGTCATCTGCATGAACGAATCGTAACGCGCACCGAGAATGACCACAGAACAAAAACTCTTGTAGTTCATCTTGAGAATGGATGTCTCAAAGTGATTCTGGAAATCCTTTGCACTCGCATTCTTGTCAAGTGCCATGTCATTACACGATATGTCAAAGACGGCAGGTTTCAATCCACGACGAACCGTGTAGTTTTTCTTGCCAATGGAAAACTTCAATTCGACTACGCAATCCTTCTGGTTCACGCTATTCACCAATGCAGGCTTATTGATGTTGCGATATGCCTTGCCGAATAGTGCAAATGTCAATGCGTCCAACAGGGTAGACTTGCCGCTTCCGTTCTTGCCAATAATCAGCGTGTTCTTCTTGCTATTCAAATTGTATTCTGTAAACGTGTTTCCACTCGAAAGAAAATTCTTGTATTTGAGTGTTTTAAATACGATCAATTCTCTTCCTCCTTATTTGTCTTATTGGTTCAAAATAAAATCAGTATCACTCAACAACATGACGAGCAGGGCCATACGAATATATAGGCCGTTCTCTACCTGTCTGAAATATGCCGCTCTCGGGTCATTGTCCACTTCGGGCAACAATTCATTTACCCTTGGAAGTGGATGAAGAATTCGTGCATCGGGTTTCATCAGTTTCAATAAATCAGCATCAACACGATACTCGGCTTGCCTATGATATTTCTGATACAACGCAAAATCGTTTTGGTCGAATCGTTCCTTCTGTAACCGTGTCTGATATATCACATCGACCTTTGGTGCAACATCTTTCAGGTCTGCACTAATGGTCAAGGGAATATCTTTTTCGGCAACATGGAGCAGGAGTTCTCGCTTCAGCTTGACGAACTCAGGAGATACCAAATACAGATGACCAATGTCCTTGTATTGTGCCAAGAGATATAGCAAAGAATGAATGGTCCGACTGTGTGCCAAGTCACCAACCAATGCAATGCTCTTTCCATTCACTCCACCACATTCTCGGCGTATGGTATACAGGTCAATGAGTGCCTGTGTCGGATGCTGGCCCTCTCCATCCCCGGCATTGATGATGGGTGTATCCGGGCAAACCAATGCAGCCGCTTCGGCGGCACCCTCCTGTGAATGTCGAAGGACAATCACATCCGAATAGGCAGCAACCGTGCGAACAGAATCTTCAAGCCGTTCTCCCTTTGCTGCCGAAGAGAAATTTGTTGCGCTCTCTGTGGAGATAACATCCCCGCCCAACTTTTTCATTGCTGCCTCAAACGAAAATCGTGTGCGAGTGGACGGTTCATAGAAAAGCGTTGACATGAGAAACCCTGAGTTTCTGAGCATGGGAATCGGATTGTCTCGTATCTTGTCTGTCACCTCAAAGATTCGCTTTAGTGTTTTCTTGTCAAATTGCTGTGCCTTCAAAACGTGTTTCATGTCTTCTCTCATTATAACGATTTCCTTTTTATGCGTTTGAAATTGCCTCTTCAAATAACGATCTCATCAACCCCTTGACCTCATCCTTATTGTCATAGGGCGCTTGCTCCACATAGTCATTCAGAATTTCAAGCGTGGATTTTGATTCGATATGCTCTAGTGCCACATCATCACTATTCAATACGTCCGTATTGTCAATGATTTGTAAATGCCAAGGGTCTGCCGCTTCCATCTCTATGACGAACTTGTCGAAGATATACTGGTCATTTATTTCATTTGCAATAACCTTGACTGCCCTTCGTGTATACTCCGAGAAGTCAACCTTCCCGGCAAGAAATTCATCCTCTACATCTGCATCATAGAACACCTTGGAAAACATCTTGAGTGGATTGGGCACAAATTCCAATTCGAGCGTGTCTGTATCGAACACATGGAATCCACGCTCTTCTCCATAGTCAATCCATGTCTGTTCAAATGGGCTACCCAAATACCACACGTTGTCTATATGTGACCGTGTGTGAAAATGCCCGGAAAACACCATGTCGAATCGCCCGAAGACTTTTCTGTCCATGCCATCCATTGACACCGAACCCTTTGCAAACGGAAACCCAACAAGATTCAAATGACCAAAGATAATCTTGGCCCGTGAGTTTTTGATGCACTTGATGGTGTCGTCCTCGTTTCCCGAATTAATCCAAGGCACCATGAGAACGTTCAGACCATCGAAAGAAACTTCGGTTGCCTCTTCATATACGTCAATGCCATCATTGAACAGGCAGTCCATTGAATTGACACGATTGGTATTCTTGTAGTAGGTGTCATGGTTGCCAATGATAATGGAAAGGTCATACTCGTATCGCATTTTGTCAATGACCTTCTTGAACCGATGCAATGTCTTGTAACTAATCCACTTGCGCCTGTCCGTCACATCTCCAAGATGGATAATGGACTTAATCTTGTGCTTCTCCAAATACGGAAAGAATTGCTCATACCAAAACCTCTCTTGATACGCCGCAAAGGTATCGCTGTCTCCGCGAATCCCTGCATGAGTATCTGTCACCAATGCGATTTTCATATTACACATCCTCCGGCTTCACGTTTGTTGCATACTGTAGAAGGTTGTTCGCTGCCACCGCTGCCTTCTTTTTCTTTTTAACTCCTCGCTTATGTTTAATTTCTTTTTTCTTTTGTACAGAATCCTCAAAGGTTCCAATAAACTCACTCATATTGTCATATAATTTTGTAAATCCAATACTGGTGGCTCCGTTCTTTTGATGTTCGTTGTTATGTTCGTTTAATATTTCTATTATTTGAGAATTTTCTAATGATTTATATTTGACATAAAGCTGCTTCTTTTCTTTTTGTATTCTTCGCAAGAACGCATAATATATAATTTGAGTAAAATAGGCAAATGGATTCTTTGACTTTTCTGGATCAAAATTATGAATATACTGAATGCAATTTTCTATGCCATCTGAAATCATGTCTTCTCGAAATGCATAATTAATGAAATTTGATTTATAAGAGAGCCTGTTGGCAATGCTCATAAAGATTTTTCCAATGTCATCGGGAACTGTTGGCAGTTCCTTTCCTGCCTCTTTGGCTTCTTTTGTTGCAGCCTTAAATTCAATCATATATTGAAGAAATTGTTTGTTGTCTACATAATGTTCTGGTTTCTCCCTGCTCATACAAGACTCCCTTTATTTTTTGATGCTGTTGCTTTTGGTAATTTTACGTTATATGATTTTACCTTGAACTTCTCTGATTTGTAGATGTCGAACCTCTCTTGGTAGTGACGAAGAGCAAAGTTTCTTGTCTTTCGGCCACACGACAGGTCATCTACAATATCATACAGGATTGCCTGTTCGTCCTCGTCCTCCCCCAACCTTCTCAATGCTCGCCCAATGCTCTGCAATGTTCTGATGCGCGACTTGCCGGGATGAACAAAGACCACATTGTTGAGTCGTTTGATGTTGATACCCGTAGAGTAGACACCAACGGATGCAATGATGATTGCATTTTCTTCTTGTTCTACCTGCGAGCGAACTGCCTCCCGGTCGTTGACATTCGTACCCCCATGCACAAAAAAGACCTTTCGACCATCAATGTTTATCATGTCGAACAACGGGACACCATGCTTTTCTATATAGTTGAACAAGACGAGCGTGTTTCCTTCAAGACTCAGAACCAGATTCTTGATGAACCTGTTTCGCGAATCGCTGCCTACAAGATAATCAATTTCCTCTTGGTATTTTAGTTTGGACGACACCTTCTCTTCGTGTTTTAATATAATTGCCTTGACAATGAAATCCGAAAGCACCTTTTCGTCAATGAGCTTCTTGGTTCCAATGACCTTTCGGACTGGCCCGAGCAACCCTTCGATGACCAATTTGTTTGTCTGCATTCCATCCAAGGTTCCTGTCGTGCCGAAACGATATTTGACATTGGGTGTCTTTGTCAGAATACCCATGAGCGATTTGGCTTTTACTCCATGACACTCATCGACCACCACCATTCCGAACTGTTCAAAATAATCCTTGCGGAGACGAAAGAGCGACTGCCATGTCGAAATCACAATAGGGCATTCGGTTTCCTTTGGTCGGCCCGACATGATTTGATGAATGCCAATATCCGAAGGCATATTATAGTCGGCAAAGTCCTGGGACATCTGTGCCACTAATGATGTAGTCGGAACAATGATAAGAATCTTCTTGTTCTGTGCCTCCATATAGAACCGAGTGAGCAGATAAATCATAAGGCTCTTGCCGGAACCCGTAGGCGAAAGCAAGAGCATCCTCCGCTTTCGGACTGCTGCCACAAACGCATCCACTTGGTAATTTCTTGGTGTGTATTTGGAAGGAATCCCCAGAGTTTCAATGAACTCGACTGCCTCATGGACAGAAAAGTTCTCGTCTGCATCAGATTCTACGTCTTCATACTCTACAACATAATCTCGCTCTTCGGCAAATGCATTGATATATGACACCAGCCCTGCATAGATGGTTCCGTCCTGTATGTTAAAAAGTCTAATTTTTCCATCCCATGTGCCATGCCTATAGGCCGGCATGAACCGATAGCCCGGAACCTCAAATGTGAAATGGTCTGACAATTCACGGAGGGCAGAGCGTTCGTCTGAGCGGACACGAAGATAGACTTCGTTCAGTTTCTGGACTTTGAGTATATCCATGTGGGTGTGTAGTTCTTTTAACCGTTGATTCCGTTCGTGAACTGCTTCCACTTGATTGCATTGGTGATCTGAAAACTGCGATTGTTGATGCTACTGATAATAGAATTCAACAGGGCACACTTTTCTCGCTGGTCGCCAATCATGACCAAGTTTTGAATAACATCCGGGTCGCCTTCGACATACTTTGGAACATCTCCCTTGAGAATCTTGAGAGTCGGCGGTTTCCAATTTCGTTCTTCAAGGTCTTCTTCACACATCTTCCCAGAGTAATATTCGTGCTTGTCCTTCTCCAGCATCTTGTGGGTGAACATCATTCGGTTGAGGATGCGATTCTCATCGTTCATAATTTTCATGTATTTGGAATGTAGCTGGGGAATCTTGAGGCTTTCAAGGTCAAGCTCCAGATCGTCAATCTTGGAATCCACATCCCAGAGTTCATGAATCATTTCTAACGTGAATGGTTTTTCTTCAAGAGTTGTCATGTTTTAAATATACCTTTCATTTTCAATATAATATATGTGAAATTGCTATTTTATTTAAAACTCCAGTTTTATTTAAAATCCAGCCCCAGCCTGGAGTCCTCTCACACATGGGGCCTATTATAATCACCAAACAAGAGGTGTCAAGCCCAAACTCAAATTTTTTCGTAGGTATATGTCAGATACCTGAAGGTTGCCGATGCCTTGATTCCTTCAATATCGGCAGATGCCGAATCAAATAAAACTTCTGATAAATTAGTTGGAAATAGGTCTTTAAATATAATTTGATAATTGGGGTTCATATTTGAATTCAGGACGGTGAGCGTTGCATCTGAATAAATGTGCTTTTCCTTTTGGGCGTCATATTCTGGATATTCGTGAGGGAAGCCCAGGCCAGCCATCCAGTCATAGAGTTCCTTCCAATTCTGAAGGTCTTCGTCCACAAGAAACTGAATGTTCAATGGGTCAAAAACAAGGGTGTCTCCGGGGACTGCCGTCTGAAGAAATGGGGTAGGCTGGGGTGCCTCACCAAGAGTGATTCCGGGGAGGTTTACCGAAGTCAGAAACCAATTGGTGTTCGGAAGCACTTCAATATAAAATCGAAACCCTACAGGAGATAGGTAGTTGATGTTGTCTGGTGAATTGAATGATTTTGCCATGCACGGTGCCTCCTATTGTGTATTTAGGCGACGGGCGGCCGAAAAGAAACGAGGAGTGTCTCTCTGTATGAGAAAGACACCCCTCGATTTCTTTTTTTATACTACTTGGTATTACTAGCCAGCAAGATTGTTGACTGCAAATGCCCTGTAGTATCGGTTGTTCTGACCAATCGCCACGGTGGAGATGCCAGTTGTCGTTGCAAATGGATTCACACCGACACCGTAGCGGGTCTTGAATCCAATCTTGGGTTGGAATGTTTCCTCGCCAATTGCACGGACCATCTGGAGTGGAACGTATGGGCAGTAGAACATTCCTGCGTCATATGGCGACGATCCCTTATATCCGACACACACAAAGTCGTCTGCGGTGAAGGAGTAGGGGTCAATGTAGACCTTGAGTCCTGCACCAATGGTTCCGGCAAATGTGCTTCCTGTGTCGTCTACCGTGAGTGCGGCAGTCGGGTCAAGAACACCAGCCGTTGCAAGAGCAGAAGCAACATCACTTGAGCAGAGAATGAAGTTGCCCTTCCCTCGACGAGTGTTCTTTGCAATGGCATTGGCTTCTGTCTCAATCTTGTAGACAAGAGCCTTGAATCGCTCCACAAGCCAGCGACCATCAAGTGAACCAAGCCCTGCTGCATTATTACCAGAAGGTGCGGCACCTCGGGCGTCAATGGCAGGTCTGCCAGTACAACTCATGTAAATCGAGCGAACAATTTCACGATTGATTTCTGCGTTGATCTCGGTCGTGAGAATATTTGCAAGCTCAGTCTCGGCATCAAGACCATGAATTGCCTTCAAGTCCTGTGCCAGTTCTACCGAATACTCTGCCTTGAGGGCCCGAGTAACGGCAGTCACACTCGACTTGTCGATCTTGAATGACATGGAAGGAATCTGGTTGGTTGCAGCAGAGCCCCATGCCTCGCCCTTTGCTGTCGTGTTACCTGTAAGAATACCAACATCTTCGGTTGACGCGGCATTGAACATGAGGTTGGCGTGCCCGGTGCCATTCCAGACAGGCTTGTTTGCGCCTGTGTTTGGATTGGCAGCCGAATAACCAGACTTGGCTTCGTCGTAGAATGCATTTGCGCCATCGGCATCGCCTTCGTTCCGCGTGCCATATGTTGGGCGAAGTGCAAAAATCAGACCCGTCGGGCCGGACATTGGCTGGACACCCATGACATCAAATGCAATGAGATTAGGAGCAGTTCGTCGCACAAGGCTGATAAGAACAGGGTCAAACTTGGCAACATCGCCCGTGACTGTTTCTGGGGCAAGAGATTCGCCAAGAAGACTTGTCGAACCCGCTCCTGTTACTGATGCTTGTTCTTGAAGAGCTATCTCTTGCTGCTCAAGCATGTGTGCTGTGACAACCTTTCGGTAATTATTCTTGATCTCAGGAAGATCCGTATGGTCAAGAACTGGTTGCCATTTGTTAACTAGCTGTTCATTCAACATGTGTTTACTCCTTAAAAAATCGTTGAATTAGATAATCTCTTCAACAGTATCCTAATGTTTATTTATAAATTATTGATTTTCAACAACAGTTCTTCCAAGCGTACTTACATATGCAGCCATCGTAGAGTTTGGTGGTGCCTCTTCGGTGCCTGCAAGACCATTCTCAGAAACTTCAAACTCTTCATCAAGGGTGGTCGTCTTTCCATGAACTGTCCTTGGGAAATAATTCTCTTTAATTGTCTCAAGAGCAGTTCGATATTGGTCTACATCTTCAAAAGCAACTCCCTCTGCAAGGCCCTTCATCTTCTCTGATTCAATATCAGTCAGTTCATCAGAAAGGCTTGTCAGAATTTCATCCTTTTGAAATCCTTTGACCTTTGAAAAAAGGTCAATATTTTTTTCGACGGTTTCATTGAGTTCTTGTTCCAACTGGTCAACTCGCTCGGCAAGACTGTCTACCACATCGACCTTCTCTTCTGGAACATCAATGTAATGGTCTTCAAACAGTTGCTTGAGTCCACCAATAAATTCTTCGGTAATTTCCGACTTGATCCCGCGCTCGATTGCAAGTTCGTTGTCCTTGATCCATTCTTCTACAACATAGGACAGATAACTATCCACCTTGTCGGTGATTGTGGAAAGGATGGATGCCTCTGATTCCTGCAACTTGGCACCAAATGATGCTTCCATTGATTCCAGTTCAGAATTAATCTTTGCAACCACGGCAGCTTCAAAAATTGTCTGAACCTGTGACTTGAATTCTTCTGAGAGATCATTCTCTCCAAAGATTGCATTAAGGTCTTCTGAAATATCAATATCATCGCTGGTAATGACCGTGCGCTCAATGGAAAGGGGAATTTCAATTGAATCGTCATCCTCATCTTCTTCTACAGCTTCTCCAAGAAGGTCGTCCATGAGCTTGGCATATGCACCTGCCAGCTTTTCGGCATCTGTGTCCTTCATGGTTTCAAAGATTGAACGAATCATTTCTTGCTTGGTCGTGGGAAGGTCGCTCTCTTCGGCCACCTCTTCGGCAGACTCTTCCGCATTAGTCTCTTCTTCTTCATAGACTTCAATTTCGGAAGGATCGTCGCCCTCTCCCTTGGTTTCTGCCCCTGCCTTGACCTTCTTCTTGCTCAACTTCTTGCCCTTGGGTGTGGCGGCCTTTGTTACCTTACCACTCTCAGGAGCAGAACCAGTTGCACCACTTCCAGGCTTGTCTGGAGATTCGGTAGAATCTTCTGCCAATTCGTATTCAATCTCATTTGCAATATCATTTGCAATCTGGTCAATTTCTTCATCAATTGAGATTTCTGCGGTATTTAATTCGGTTGCCATTATATCCATCTCCTTAGAAAGAATGGAAGAATCCAAAGGTTATTCTTAGTTATTTATAAATCCTACAATTTTGACAAGAAGTTTTTGAAGAGATTTATCTTTGCCTCTTCCAACTCCTTCCTTCTTGCTTCCATGTTTACTTGCTTCTTGTATTGTTCTATTTCTTTTTCTCGTATGACGCCATTATCCCAGATCCATTCCTTCCCCTCCATGATACCCTCGACAAATGCTTCTGGAGCAGACGGGTCTGCAACAATATCTGCGGCAGTTGCAAGATAAAAGTCATCTTGAACCACATTGGTTCCACGTTGATTCTTGAGTGAACCCATGCCGCGTGAAGAAACACCCAACTTGGCACCTTCGTCAATGAGATTCTTGACAATCTTGCCATAGGGGGTGTCCATGATCTTTGCCTTGCCAATCCAGTTGTTTCCATCTTCCTTGAGTTCCTTAATCATATGCGAAACTCGTTCAAGGTTGACTACCGGACCATCGGGGTGGCCAAGTTCTCCAAATGCCCTGTTCTGGTCAACATAGTTTCCGATGTACTTGTATACTTCTTTGTTCAGGACTTCTTTGGGATAGATGCGGCCATTGCGATTCTTTTGTTCGGCTTGCATGAACACGCCCTTGATATAATGACTCTTTTCACCTTTGGCATTCTCTTCTGTGACAAACTCAATATTTTCGTCTGTCATGATTTCGGTGATTAGCTTCATTGTTATGCTTCCTCGTCTTCGGATGCAGCTTCAACATCATTCAACCAGCGATTTGAAACTTCCATCTTTTTCGTTTTAAGGGCATCGGAAACCTTAGAAAATAAAACAGAATTTATCTTGTCTGCCATTTCGGAAGGCTTTTCCCCAAGAGCATCTTTGATTGCCGCTTTAATTGTAGTTTTCATTATAAATATCTCCTATTCTTTATTTATATTACTTAGCATCTTCAGCAAGTTGTCTTTGTTTGGCATTCACCAGTTTAATTGTTTTTAATTTGTCTTTTGGGGATGACGTTTCCTGTTGTTGCTGCCTCTGAGGATTTCTGTCGGCACCATTGTTATCTGAATCGTCTTCTTCTTCATGATTTCCAAGAATCGCATCCGGGTCAATATCTCCCTCTTTGACTTCATCGGCAATTTCATTATCTATTTGTTTGATTTCCTCTTCTGTCTGAGAAAGAACATTCTTACGAAGCCATTCTTGAGAATAATATTTGCCAATATATTCATCCATTGTCTGTGCAATTTCCATCCGCTCGCGCATAATTTCCGTGTGCTTGAGTTCGGCAAAGTGTGAATCTTGTCGGAAATTATATTCTACCAACGTCTTGATGACATCCCAGTCTTCTTTGGACAAAATGCCCTTGAGTTGTAATTGCTTTCCGAGCAAATCATCAAACAACGTAGAGAATCGGTAACGAAGTCGATTGACAAACTTACCAAACTTGACTTCATCGCGTGTGATTTCTGTTGCTCGACCCAAAGAAAACGATCCCTCTGGTTCAAGCCTTGAAACAGGAACACCCAATGCCTTGTAGAGTTTCTTCTTGAAGTAGATAATGTCTTCAATCTCTCCAAGATTTGTGCCTCCGGGAAGTGTCGTGATTTCCGTACCACGGCCGCCCTCTCTACGGGGAAGCCAGTAGTCTTCAAGCATGGACATGTGCTTGCGGTCATCACGCACCTCTCCGGTGGCAGTATCATACACGACCTTGTTCTTGAACTTTGACATAATACTCGAAAGATATTGTTCTGCTTTTATCTTTGGAAGGTTTCCGACATCGACATAAAAGATGCGCCTTTCCGGGGCCCGAGAAATTCGATAGATGACTGTTGCGTCTTCAAGCATTTTGAGTTGATTCATGGGCTTGATTGCCTTATGAAGATTGCCCAAAATCATTTTCTTTGTGGGGTCAAGAATACCGGAATGAATATGTGATATGCTGTCCTTCGCAATTCGCAGGCCAGTTTGATCGCTGCTGCTACTATATCCAACTCTTGGGGCAATGCCGCCCGGATAATACAAGTAATATTCAGTTACATTCTTGGGCAAAGATACCAATGATTTGTTTTGAGAATTCTTTCCCTTGACCTCGCGCACCTTTTTGACTTGTCTTGGATCAACCGGGCGAAGTTCTTGAATACCATCTCTTGGATTCTTGGTATCAATCATTACATGATAATATAATCTTCCATCAACATACCACTTTTTAAATATGTCATAGGCAAATTCATGAAAAGAGAGCAAGCGCAAAACTTCATCAAACTCATCTGAAATTTTATTCTTGATTGAGTCTGGAATGTCAATCCCACCAAGAGAAATTGCAACAGGAGACTTTCCTTGCTCTGTGATGACTGCTTCATTTATAATATCATCAATGGCAAGCTCGACCTCTGGGTTCATGGACATTTCGCGATAACGAGTGATTAACTCAATTTCATCCTTGACAGAACCCTCAAGATCAAGATACGTTCCATAGGCACCACCAGTTACATTGGGCGCCGACTCTACGGTTAATGCTGCATCAAGATTTTCTGGAAGAGAAAACGATTGAAGACGTTCTTCGGGAACATCTTCTTTGTCCCTTCCAATTGTGAAGCCTAATAATTTAATTGCCATAAAATGTAGCCTCTCCAGCAGGGGTGGATTGATATATAATACCTATATGTGTATATATGTTCCCCTGCCGGATAGGTTTTGATTAGGTTGTTTGTGTCTTGTCGTCTGCAATCTGCCAGTAATCATATTGCCATGTGACGGCAAACTCTTCGACTGCATCATTTTGATCCCATCCTAATTCAATGGCTGCAACCGAGGAAGGCCAACAATTAATCATGGTAATCATTTTGGCAACTTCACCCTCTTTCTTGTAATGCGTCACCTGTGCATCAACCTGATAATCATTTCCTGCAATAGTCCTCAAGTTTTCGCCATGTCCCTGGATGGAATTCATCCAATTGACAAGCCCGGCATGAATGGCAAAGTCTTCGTCATTAATGACAGTCGTTGTCCATTCGGCAAACGTTCGATTGCCTGCCAACTTAATATTCCTACCAAAGTAGGGAACTTCAACAAGACCGATGTCTGCTCCGGGAATCTGGGCACCCTTGCACATAAAAGTCATTTTCTGACCCGCTTCGCCGGGATTTACTGCACCCGGAAAGGGAATCGTGACCTCATATAGATTGGGTCGGGCACCCTGGCCAACAAGCTCGGCTCTGAAATTATTAATTGAAAAAGGCATTATTTACTCTCCTTGATATGTATCCTAATTCTATTTATGCTCTAATCCTTAGAATTTGCCTACAACTTCTGAGAAATCAACCCCAGTCTTGACGGCAATAAAGTTCAACTGAATGAAGTTGATTGAGCGAGCAGGTTTGATGTAAATATCACCAACGAATTCATTTCGGTCAATGACGCTCCCCGGATTGTTTGTTTCGTCACACACAACCTTGAACTCATTGATACCTCTTCGACCCTTGACATCCCGAAGGAATGGTTCAACCATGTTTCGGAATTGAGCCCGAGTGAACTCGTCATTGAATTCAAAGAGTGAGAACTTGGCGGCAGTCGAGATTGCCTTTTCCAATAGGATGAACAATCGTCGGACATTGATTCGGTCAAAGGCACTTGGCTTGCTCTGAGAGGTCTTGTCCCCATAGAGAAGTGTTCCTTGGCCCGGGAATGTCACAACGGGGTTCACTCCATTCTTGTATAGTTCGTCCCGATGTGCCTTTGAAGGGTTGTATGCCAACTTGACAACGTTCTTGATTTGACCACGGTTGTATCCGGCAGGACTCCACCATGTATCTCTTGTGTTGTCCGTCCGTGCAGTCAGACCTGCAATGTCGCCATTCAGAGGAACCCAACGATAGACATCATTGTACTTGTCATACTGATACTTCCATCCACTATCGCAGAATGCATAGGATGTATTTTTGTTGATTTTATTGGGCTTGAATCCTGTGAGTTTGTTGGTAACATTATCCAGGGCGGTGGCAGCATCGGATGCCTGTACAATATCCTCCTTGGTGGGAGAATAGAATGTTACGGCGTCCTTGCGCGTGGTTGCAATATCAATTGCATACTTGATATTGGTTTCTCGGTCGCCTTCGCCAGAAACCGATGCGCCGCCCGCTCCTGCCATGATTAAGGAAACATCTTCTTGGTCGGAATCTGCAAAACGGTCATATCCAGTCTGGAAGGTTGCCGCAGAAAAGTTTGCGGGTCCATCTGATCCTCCTCCGAGTTTCAGAGATGCCCGACCGGCGGCAGTATTTCCAAACGTGGTGCCGTCTGCCGCAAGCGTTCCATAAGTGGCTTCGGTTGCCGCAGTTGCCGACGCAACTCGAATATACTTGGATTTGTTATTAATTACCGTCTTGAAGTAAATATTGTCCCCGGCATTATCTTTTGCATCCGATGCCTTTGAAAGAAAGGGATACAATTCCAGCACACCGTTTGCAACACCAGAAAAGTGCCCAAGGGGAGAGTCAATGACTGCAATATGCAGTTCGTCGCCAGTTGCACTACGGTCGGCTGCCCAATCGGATGTTCCCGGAGCATCAGAGAAGTATGTGTTTGGCCACCAATTGGAGAATCCGTTTGCCCCGTTAATCGTTCCGGCATGGTCACAGAGTTCAACAGTCAGTTGATTTCCAAGTTGCCCTGGATACTTGGCAAAAAAGGTATTGCTTGTAGGCTCATTTCCATCAAAGTCTTCATTATTTTTGATTTGAACTCCTGTCCCTAAAGAATTTTCGTGGGCATTATATGCCGTTGTGGGAGCAACGCGAACCAGTCGCAGGGCATTTGAATACGCCAAGAAGTTTGCGGCAGTAAAAAAATCAACATCGGTATTTGAATCGGGCTTTCCAAACATAGAAACGAGGGTGTCTTCTGAGTTGACCAGAGTAACCTTGTCTACGGGGCCCCATGTGAACCGTCCTGCAAATGCACCGATGGCAGTCGAGACTGCGGGGATGACAGTCGTCAAGTCAATTTCAGATACATTTACACCGGGGGAAACTTGAAATGGCATTGTATTTTCTCCTTTGAGGATATGGCAAGCTCAAATGACCATAAACTAATTCCTGAATATTTATAAAAAAGGAGTTTTTCATTCAATCATTTACATGAAACCAAACTTGCCCGTCGCCATCCGTAAATGTTTGTTCTTCCATTCCGGCATCCACAAAACCAAAAGGTAAAATATCTTCTTCCAATAGTCGCATCTTCTCTTCTAAGAGTTGTTTTCGGATGTCAAGGTCTGTGATGTCCTTGAAATGTGGCTGAGAAGACAGCCATGCAAACAACAAAAGCGTCATCACAAGATCATCATGACATCCGACATCAGCTTCGTATGACCCTGCCTTGGAAACAAAAGAACTCAATTCTGAAATGGTATCAAAATCATTGACAATTAATTTACTCTCTTCGATCAGACTTTTGAGCATGGAACATCCGACCTGTTTGACTTTCTTGGACATGGTGAGTCCCAGGTCTGTGGTGCCTTTGCCGAATCCAGAATCAAATACTTGCCCTGCGCGGCCGCGTGTGGAAATCATCACAATATTTTCATATTCAATTTCATTGTGGAGAATGTCGGCAACCTGTTTTCCAATTCCATTGACTTCCACAAGAACATAGGCTTGATTATATTTCTCAGCCACCGATGCAATGACATTAGGATATATCAGAGGGGTAATTGA